AGCGAGCCAAAGCCGAGTTACGTCAACAACCTGTTGCGATCGCAGATCAAATTCAACTGTGATGCGTACCTGTTTTTGAGCTTCAACAAAACTAACAGCGAGCTGACGTTCTGCGGGTGGATCACCAAGGAATCGTTCTTATACCGCGCTACGGTGTACCACAAAGACACGGTTCGAGAGCGTAGCGATGGCTCGTCGTTCAAGCTAAAAGCCGATACGTTTGAGATTGAGAACCGACAACTTAATCAAGATTTCGCCAACTGGCCGGAATTGGTAGCCAGCTGGCATAACTACGCAACGGAGCTGTTATGACGCTACGCAAACAAGCCAGAGGTCGAGCTTGCATGGTGCGCCTCGAGGGCATATGCAACCACAATTCCGAAACGGTAGTGCTGGCCCACATAAGATTATCAGGGGTTAGCGGCATGGGATTGAAGGCTGACGATGCTTTAGGCGCCTGGGCGTGTTCCGCTTGCCATGACGCCGTAGACCGGCGCTCACATACCGACCGCGATCCGTTTAACGTGCGCCTTGCTCACCTTGAGGGCATGGTGCGAACCATCGCACAACTACGCAAAGAGGGATTGATATGACCCGCGACGACATCATCCGACTGGCGCGAGAAGCGTTAAAACACGATCCTGGCTTTGCAGCGTGGACGTTATCCACGCCGCATTTAGAAATAATTGTGAACATGGCAATAAAAATTGAGCGAGAAGCGTGTGCCAAAATCGCTGACGCCTACGAGCCGCGCTGTGACACTTGCCCAAGCGGTGTAGCGACCGCCATCCGTGCGAGGGGCGTATGAGCTTCATGGTGGATACGCCGTATGTCACGGCCTACGTCCGAAACGAGTTCCTATATGACCAAGAGCAGGGCCACGGCGACTTCACGCTGGCCACCGTCCTAGGCTTCAGAGCGGAGCCAATGCGCGTACCCATGTTTAGCGTGATGCTGGAATGTGGCGCTATGTGGGCCAGGATGCCGATACACGCAATCTGCTCCAAGCCCTGCGACCCGCTGCCGCTCGACATCTGCGTGTGGTGGGACAGTTTTAGCCGGTTCTGCGAAGTGCGCGAAATGCAGTTCCTGCGTAATCACCGCGTCACGGCGATCGGGCGTGATGGCGTCCAGCGTCCTGGCGTTTATCAGTTTTCGGTGTTCTGGGCCAACGGTGGATGGTCAGAGATCCCTGATCAAAGTAAAGACCATCACATCATCGCGTTAGATTCCGGCCAATGGATTGCATACCCGAACAATCGCCTGTTGTGGGTAGATCCGTCGCATATTCGAGGGGAAGTCCCTCGAGGCTGGAAGTCACCCTCGAGCAACTACAGCGTGGAGGCTTTGCCATGAGATGGCTTATTGACCTATGGCGTAAACTCAAGGCTAACCGTGACCGAGAATGGCGCTCTGTGCCATATCCAAACTGGCGCTGCTCACGCGGAGGGCGAGATATATGGTGAACGACGAAGATGAGGCATTTGAGCTGGAGCTAAAAGCCGCGCCCTGGGGTTATGGGCAGCCCATCGACATCTGGTTTGTCGTGGCCCAGCTTCAGCGTCACGGCCTCCACAGAGAGGCTAAATGGCTGCTCGAGGAGTGGGAGATCCTGACCCTCAAGTAACGGGTGACGGGTCGTCTAATGGCAGGACACAGGGTTTTGATCCCTGTTATCTAGGTTCGAGTCCTAGCCCGTCAGCCATATACAGCGCGCGCTCATCTTGGCGTCGCTTGACCAACCCAGGCAGCACCCGCCCGCCTGCCTTCGTCCACTTCATAAACTCGTCGGCGGCGTCGTCAAACTCGCCACGGTTGGTTTTCATGCGAAGGGTAGAACGCTGGAGAGAGCCAAGGCCCACGTTGAAGGCAAAACTGACGAGAGAATCAAAGACTCCCTGACGACCAATAGCAGCAGGGCAAAGTCGGGCCACGCCGCGCTCAAACCGGCCAAGGTCTTGAGCAAGGATAGCGTCCACCTCGTCCATCGTGAGGGTGCGATCCCAGCCCTCGGGTATCGGTAAATTCCGTCGTTCCTCAAACGGCACCTTGGCGTGGTTGGGGTCTATGACATGGCCCACCGCAATCGTCCAAAGTAACGCAGGACACCTGTAGGGGCGCGTTCTGACGCCCTCATGGTGCTTAATCATGCGGATCGCGGCAGGGCTAACCTTCACTTTTTACCGAAAGCCTGCGTACCAAACCAGAAAGCAATGATGGACGACAAAATCAGCATCTCGTCATCGCTGAATACGTTTTCCATAGCGATCGCAAACGGGATGCCGGTAGTGTAGGCATACCAGACGCCTGCGATGTTCAGCGCGACCAGCTCTAGCACAAAAATGTAGGTGACAACCGGGCGCACCGACGCGCGAAGGTTGATCATCCATTGGCTTGCGCCTTTGCCGATCTCAACGTCGTGGCTATACAACGCCTGACGCTCCTCGGCAGCCGTCTGCGTCTGGATCTGTTCCAGTTTGATTTCCTCAACCCGTGCCTGCGCGATAAACCCCCGTTCTGCAAGGGCTAGTTCACGCTCCTTCTGTGCAGCAACAAGGGCAAGCTCATGTTTCTTGTCCTGCCGGTCTTGGAAAATTTGCAGAATCTTTGGCAGGCCGCCCGCAAGGAACGACAGAAACGTGCTAACCATCGTCATCATTTGCTTGCCCTCACTACGTCATCGCCCTTGGTGACGGTCACATGATCGCCCTCAACGTCAACCCGCATGGGCTGCTCTTTGCGATCCAACCGATCCAGTTTGGCGATGAGTTCCTTAATGACCTCAAACTCGGGCTTTTCTTCCTTCTCCACCGTGCCTGCGATGCTGGCGAGCATGGAGATGAGAGCCGTCAGCGAAGCGCCTAACAGCCCCATCACAGCGGCGATCTTGTCGCTATCCAACGCGAGACTAGACAACACACCAATCACCACAATGGCTGTGATGTATTTAAGGCCGTCCTTGCCGATAGCCTTACCCGCGACATCCTTGGCGCTGCTGTGAGCCTCTAGGCGCTGCAATTCGGCCTGTATCTGCACCTTGAGCAGTTGGATGTCGGTGGGTTCGGTCATTTCTGAACAGCCTCAAGAAGCAACATAGCCATGCTGCCGAGTGCGCCAAGCAGAATCAGGATAATCGCGCCGCCCACCTTCAACATAAGCTGCTCAAGGCGCTTCAGTCGCGCATGGATCGCTTCGTAACGCACCGCGCAAACGTCAATGTGGCTTGTCACGGTCGTCTCTAGCTCTTGCACCGTCGTCATTGCTTCGTTTCCTCTACCTTCGGCACTTGCGGCTCGGCCTGTTCCTTAATCTTTAGCATTAGCGGGTACGCACCCACCTTGGTCGGCAGGTCGCCCAGCACTTGCAGGATGGCGTTTACTTCCTCAACGGATAGTTCCAACTTAATCATTCTGCGCTCCACGGCAACGGCTTGGCGACGGTCGGCGGGTTGACGAGCATATCCAACTCACGCGCTACGTTTGCCTCAACCTCGGCCTTGTCCACGCCGTTCGCCCACACCCAGCCCAGCACATCGGCTTCGGTCAGGTCGGGATACGCCACGAAGTCATCGCCCGGTGAGGCAAAGCCCATGCTGCCGTAGTTGGATGCCGTCTTGTCGCCATCGCTGGCCGAGCAACGCCACGCCGCAGTTACGACAACGTCGGTGTGCGAGCCGTCTTGCGGCTTAACGATCATGCTTTCAATTTTCCAAGTAGCCATTTATTTAGCCTCCAGTTCAGCGACACGCGCTGTCAGTTCTTGAATTGCTTTGACCAGAATCGGGATCAATGACTGATACGCGACGTTAAGGTGATTCGGGCCAGCCTGCACGATGCCGTCAACGTAGTCCTTACCCGCCAACGCCGCTTGCAGTTCTTGTGCGATGAAGCCGGTCTGGACGTTCTGATCCTTGGAATAGTCAGGCTTGTATTTAAACGTGACAGGGCGAAGTTGCGACACCACGTTAAGCCCATCATTGAGCGTCGTAATGTCGTCTTTCAGTCGTGCGTCAGAACCGTTGACGTAAGCACCAGCGCCCCATACGCCTGTGCCGTTTACTTGTAGGTTGTATGCGCCTTGGTCGGTGGTGCCAGCAATGTAAACCTCACCGTCAGAGGTAATACGCATCCGTTCGGTGACAGTTCCACCGCTAAAAAACCCAAAAGAACTGTTGTCAACAATACCAATACGCCATTCAAAATCTCCAATATCTTCAAACCTTATTCTTGGATTTGAAGTTGCCGAAATATCAAGAATGGTTGCAGGCGAGGCCGTGCCGATCCCGACGTTGCCGGAGGAGTCAATGCGCATCCGTTCGGTGCCGCCGGTTGCAAGTCGCAACTCCGAACCGCCAACAATTAAAGGCTGATACGAAGAAACGCCTCCGGCATCTACGCCTTCAACGTAACCAGCAACACCAGCAGCAGAACCAAAACGCACACCAAATGATGTGCCATTGATTAATCCAATAGCAGCGCCATCAGAACCGGAAACTCTAAATTTACCCGGAATTGTCGTCGTCCCAATACCGACGTTGCCGGAGGAGTCAATGCGCATCCGTTCGGTGGCATTTGTAATAAATAGCCACGGCGTGTTATTCACCGTGCCCATAGTCATGCCGCCGGAATTTACGGAAGCAGCGCCAACTGAAGTGCCGTTGTTTTGTAAATAAATGCCTCCACCAGTAGTTGAATTGTTTACAGTTAAAATTGTGTAGCCCGCAACTGATACTGGCGAAGCCGTCCCAATACCGACGTTGCCCGACGTATCTATCCTGACCCTCTCGCTGCCTCCGGTGTAGAAGGTCATCGGGAGGTAGGTGCCCGTGCCGCTGATGCCAGAAGTAACCCTTGTTTCGCTTAATGAACCTAATGACTCAAGCCCAATCCATGAGGCATTAGTGGGGTCGCTATTTGCAAACGACATAATGCGAGTGTTGGCGTTTGTTCCGCTTGACAGTACGCCGACGTTTGTTGCGCTGTTAGCCGTATTAGTTTGAAACGCCAAGCGATTGCTAAACGTCGCATTACTAAAGTCGCCCGTGATGCGCTGGGCGGTGCTGGAGAACGTGAGGTTGCCGGTAGTGATCGTGGCCGTTCCCGCGTTCAGCGATGCCACAGAGGCATTGGTAACGGTCAGCCCTGTCACCACAGCCGTGCCGACGTTAGCCGACGCCACACTAGCTCCGGTTGCCGTCAGGCTTGTTACCGTGCCGGTTGTGATAACGGCTGTGCCGACGTTAGCGGAGGCAATAGACGCGCTCGTAGCCGTCAGGTTGTTAATCACCGCCACGCCTGCGTTAATAGAGGCAATAGAGGCAGCCGTAAACTGAAGGTTGCCGATGTTGGCTGAAGCAATGGACGCGCCAGAGGCGGTCAGCGTCGTTACCGTAGCCGTCGTTAGCAATGCCACCGCAGCGTTGACCGAGGCAACCGAGGCGCTAGTGGCGGTCAGATTGGTGACGGTGCCGTTGGTGAC